AAAATGTGTTAATGGTGAAATAAATCCATCAACCTGTGAATTTGAATGTAGTGAACATGCTGAACTATTATTTGAAATTAACTTTACCGGTTGTACAGATAGTTCTAATTCTGTGGTATTTGATTTTAACACATCAACACCATTACCAGATGAGATTAAAAATATTTTAACGGAACAATACGAAACGTTTAATAATTCTTTAAGTACAATAAATGATAATTTACAAGATTTAGTTTATGATGTAATTACATCAGAGAATCTAAATGCTGAAAATGAAACAATCAGTTATTTTGGTTCAATACCAACTATCGATTATGATGACTTATCACTATTCTTTTCTGCGGAAACAAATATTTTTCAAGTACCAAAAATTTCATTAAATGAAACCGATTTGACATCATCGTTTAACGATTCTTGGTATTACTCATTATTTGACAATACTGAAAACGGTGGATATAGTGGTTCATCATTTTGGACAATTGTTAGTGGTTTAACATTAATTAATCCAATTACAACGACAACAACTACAATTACACCAACAACCACAACTACAACAACAAATCCTTGTAATCCACCAACACCTATTACAACAACCACAACAACAGCACCTATAATTGTTGATTGTTATTCTGGTAAACTTGTTGGTAAACTTTATTACTACACAGGAACATCATACACTGAATATGATGATTTAGTTGTTGGTACGTTGAGATCAAGAGGTATTGCAAATTATAATGATTCAAATAACCCAGTGTATGAAATTACTGATATTACTAAAGTTAATTTAGATATGAGCGGACAATATTCTGGTGTTAAGAAAAATCCTTATCTACCTTTTGTAATCAATGCAAAAAATGACCTTGGTGCTGAGTTTGTATTTGAGACATCATTTAGTATTAATGATGCGCAATACATTTCAAAAGTATTTGGTACAAGTAATTTTGGGAAACCAAGAAATACAAATCCTTTATTCTTAGAGGAAAGATACCAATCACTACTAAACTACGGTTGGAGAAAAGGATATATTAGAGGCTTATCGTCTCAAATTGTAGCACTAGATTCTGCTCAAAAGGGTAAAAGTAATACAATTGGTTGGTATTTGGATAGATTCCAAACACCGTCATCACCTTGGGTTGTATCAGAATTAAGAGGTTCAAAGGTATTTAACCTATTTAAGTTTTATACGATTTCAGATGGTAATTCAGCAAATACTGAAGTTAAAATTTCTATTGCCGATATTTCATTTGCAAACGAAACATTTACGATATTAGTTAGGGATTATTTTGACACGGATTCAGCTCCGATTGTACTTGAGAAATTCACAAACTGTTCAATGGATCCAAGTCAAAATAACTTTATTGCGAAAAAAATTGGTACGTTAGATGGTGAATTTGAATTAAAATCTAAATACATTATGGTTGAAATGAATGAGGACGCACCTATTGATGCGGTTCCTTGTGGTTTTGACGGTTATATTACTAGACAATATGAAGGTGTTACCTCCCCATTCCCAATTTACAAAACTAAATATGATTTTCCAGGTGAAGTTGTTTACAATCCACCATTTGGTTCTTCTACTGGAAATGATGACGCCTTAATATCTGGTGGTGATAATGTTAGAAGAACATACTTAGGTCTTGGTTCGTTTTGGGGATTTGATACGAATTTCTATGAATATAAAGGTAAAAGAGCACCAATCTCAACTTGTGACATCGAAGGTATAGAATGGAACACGAAAACAAGAGGTTTCCATATGGACAAAAATGCTAGTGGTATTACAATCGGCGGTTCTTTCTCAACAAGTGGAACACCAAGATTCTACGTTGGTAATGCACCATTTAGTTCTGAACCAACTCTTGATTCTAGTCCATATTATAGATTATTTTCTCGTAAATTTACATTGTTTGTACAAGGTGGATTTGATGGTTGGGATATTTATAGAGAATTTAGGACTAATAGTGATAAATATGCTTTAGGACGTTCAAACTTCCTTAACGGAGCTTGTCCAAACAATTTGTATCCAAACGCAACCGGATGGGGCGCATTTAAACAAATTGCAATCGGTGACGGCACCAGAGATTGGGGTAATACGGATTATTATGCTTATCTACTAGGTATTAGATCATTTGCTAATCCAGAAGCCGTTAATATTAATATATTTGTAACACCAGGGATCGATGTTCAAAACAATTCAGACTTGGTTGAAAATACAATTGATATGATTGAAAATGAAAGAGCCGACTCATTGTATATTACAACATTACCAGATTACCAGTTGTTCTTACCAACAACAACCGGAACTGATGGTTTAATTTATCCACAAGAAGCTGTTGATATATTGGATGAAACGGGAATTGATTCTAACTATACCGCAACATATTATCCTTGGATATTAACACGAGACAGTGTGAATAACACACAAATCTATATTCCAGCAACAGCTGAAGTAACAAGAAACTTAGCGTTGACAGATAATGTTGCATTCCCTTGGTTTGCGGCTGCTGGTTATACTCGTGGTATTGTTAATGGGATAAAAGCTCGTAAGAAATTGACACAAGAAGATAGAGACGTTCTTTATATTGGAAGAATTAACCCAATTGCAACATTTGCTGATGTAGGTACTGTAATCTGGGGTAATAAAACTCTACAAGTAAGAGAATCCGCTCTTGATAGAATTAACGTAAGAAGGTTGTTATTACAAGCAAGAAAATTAATTTCTGCGGTTTCTGTAAGATTATTATTCGATCAAAATGATGAACAAGTAAGACAAGATTTCTTAAATGCTGTTAATCCAATTTTAGATGCGATTAGAAGAGATAGAGGTCTTTATGACTTCCGAGTAACAGTATCAAGTGATCCTGAAGATTTAGATAGAAATCAATTAACTGGTAAAATCTATATTAAACCTACTCGTTCGTTAGAATTTATTGACATTACATTCTACATTACACCAACCGGTGCTTCATTTGAAGATGTGTGATAAAATAAATAAATTAAAGAAAATGGGGGTCATTGATCCCCATTTTTTATTTACGATATATTTATTGTTATGAATTATAAAAATTTAGTAAAAGAAATTGTAAGTGAAATCCAAAATAACGATTACGGATTAAAATATTACGCATTTGATTGGGATGATAATTTAATGAAAATGCCAACTGAAATTATTTTACATAATGAAGACGGTGATGAGGTTGGGATGTCAACAGAAGATTTTGCTGAATATAGAACTGAAATTGGTAAAGAACCATTTAATTATAACGGAGAAATGATTGTTGGTTTTGCGGAAGATCCTTTTAGATATTTTAGAACATTGGGTGATAAAAAATTTATGAAAGATATTGAAACAGCTCCACTTGTTAGAGGACCCTGGAATGATTTTGTGGAAGCAATAAATTCCGGATCAATATTTTCGATTATCACAGCAAGAGGCCACCACCCAAATACACTTAAAAAAGGTGTGTATAAATTAATTAAAATGGGTAGAGGTGGTCTTAGTATTGATAAACTTGTTAATCGTTTAATCGAATATAGAAGAAAGATGGGTCTTAAATCAGTAAATGATCCTGAATGGTTAATTAAAGATTATCTTGATAGATGTAGATTTTATCCCGTATCACATGGTGAGGGTTCAGCCACAAATCCGGAAGAAGGAAAAATTAAAGCTATGGAAGAATTTATAAATTATGTAAAAAAGATTTCATTAAGACTCCAAAAGAAAAATTACAAATTCGTAAATGATGTTAGTAATAATTTTGTTCCTTTTACACCAATGGTTGGTTTTTCAGATGACGATATAAGAAATGTAATATCTATGAAAAAACATTTTGAAAAGAAAGATGATAATATTTTAAAAACTTATCATACAAAAGATGATGAGAAATATATGTTTGAACAATTACTTAATAGGATTTTAAGGAAAATTAAATCAAAGTAAATAGAAAAATTTTTACAAAGCTAATATTTATAATAAAAACAAAAATAAAATAAAAAATTAAAAACTGAAATTATGGCTGATTTGTTAATGAAAATGCCTATACCTTACGAACCGAAAAGGGAGAACCGTTGGATTTTAAGATTTCCATCGTCATTAGGAATAAATGAGTGGTATGTTGAGAGTACCTCAAGACCTAAATTAAAAATTGCTACAACTGAAATACCTTTTTTAAATACCTCAACTTATGTTGCTGGTAGGTTTAACTGGGAAGAAATTTCAGTTAAGTTTAGAGACCCAATCGGTCCGTCAGCTTCGCAAGCAGTTATGGAATGGATTCGTCTATGTGCTGAATCTGTTACTGGTCGTATGGGTTATGCTGCCGGTTATAAAAAGAATGTTGACCTTGAAATGCTTGATCCAACTGGTGTTGTTGTTGAGAAATGGATTTTAGAGGGTGCTTTCTTAACCGGGTATGATGGAGGTTCATTAGATTATTCAAGTGATAAAATCGCCGGAATTTCTTCAAATATCCGTATGGATAGATGTATATTAGTTTACTAATATTTACAAAATAAAATTTATAAAAGTCCTCATATTACTATGGGGATTTTTTTATTTACAAAAAATGATTATTAGATATTTTTATAATAAAAAAGATTATGGAATACAATGAATATCAAATAGGTCAACAAGAATTTAATTTACCACATGACGTGGTCCAACTACCAAGTGGTGGTATTTTTTATAACTCAAAAAAGAAATCAATTAAAGTTGGTTATTTGACAGCTTCGGATGAAAATATATTACTTAATACAAATTTAAGAAAAAGTATTAGAGAGTCCTTGGTACTACCATTACTAAG